GCAAGCTAAAGCAGATCTTACTTATAATCCTATGGATGATATTGCAGGTCAAGGAACAGAAGGGGTAAATACAGGAATGATGATGAAAAACATGTCTCCTATGCAAAACATGAATAAAGGATATGGCCAACAAGTAGGAAAGCCTTCAGTTGCAAGCCGACAAAAATATGGTGGTAATAAAGGGGATATGAGAAGATCCGCTAAAAAAGATTATTAAGATGGGATTTAAAATGAAAGGTTCCCCGATTAAAGTTGATGGAGCAATAGTAAAATTTTTTAAAGGCACTGGCAGAGAATCTTCAGCTGAGACTCAATCAAGAAGAAAAGCAGCTGGTAATTTTACAAAAGCCGAATTAACTGCTACAAAAAAAGATTTTACTAAAGATCCTAATTTTGGTGTTTCACCAAAAGTTTTGCCTAAAACATCTCAACAAAATTTTGACAAGTTGATGACACTCCCTAATGCGGTTACTCAACCTATTACTCCAAAACCTAAACCTACTCAAACTGCGCCTAAAAAGAGAAAAAAAATAAAAACATTAGACACAAAAATAACACCCAAAAAGACTAATACTGATACAAAAGCAACAGCAAAAACAATAACTAAAAAAGAAACTGCTAGCAAACCTGCTAAATTAAGATCACAAAAAAATATTAGAAACCGCAAACTTTCTAATAAAGAAGGGTCTATGACCAGGAGGGAGAGGCGTTTAATGAAAACTTTAGATAAAGCATCCTCTGCAAAAGCTAAAACAAATCAAACTGTGGGGAGCATTGATACTAGTAAACCTAAATCTGCAGATACAGGAGCCAAACAAACTAGCGCTAGGCGCTCAAGAGCTAAGGCTAAAAGATTAGAAAATAGAGCCTCAAGAATAGAAGGGCGTATTGAAAGAAAAGCTAGTAGACAAGCACAACGTAAAAAAATTAAAGAAAACAGATAGGACTGTATAAACCTAGCAAAACATAAACATTAACAATAACAAAACAAAACCAAAATGGCAAGATTTATTTCTATTTCCGTTGTTGGAGGCGCAGACGCTTTTGAAGACGGACAACATCTAATTAACACAGACTCAATTGTCGCAGTAACATCAGGAGATGCTGCTGGCGCTAATGAAGGAACTAAAACAACAATTCACACCGTTGCTCCAACATTAGACACAATTACATTAACTCATTCAACTGAAACAACTCCATCAGTTAGAGATGCAATTAATTCAGCCCTTACTGCTAATCCAGGTGGTGTAAAATCAACTGTTGGTCTTCCTAGCGGAATTACTGTAACTGAATTTCTAGTTGTATAATGAGCAAATCTAAAGGACTTGGTGATTCAATTGAAAAAGTTACTAAAGTTACTGGAATTAAAAGTGTAGTAGATAGAGTCGCGGAGGGTTTAAATATCCCCTGCGGCTGTTCTGCTCGCAAAAATAAATTAAATAAAATGTTTCCTTATAAATAATGGCTTTTAAACTTAATAATCCACCTTATAAATTAGATAATACCCCTATATATAATGTAGATTTGGGAGAAGGTGTATTAGGTAAAGCCAATAATAATGGAACTATATTAATAAATAAAGATTTAAATCCAAGACAAATTGAAAAAGTGGTTGATCATGAAATGATACATATTGACCAATTTAAAAGAGGAGATTTAGATTATGATGATAATAATGTTTACTGGAAAGGTAAAACATACTCTAGAAGCCAAATGCAGGAAGGTGCAAAAAATCTTCCTTGGGAAAAAGAAGCTTACGACAAAGCTTAAATTATGTTAAAATTATTATTAGGCCTACTAAAAGGTGGCGATGGCAGAAAGTCAGTAGCTGGTAACCTAGCGTGGGAAATAAGAGAAGCAATTAAGGGTAAAGAATTAGACCCTAATGAAATAATAGAATTGCAAACTAAAATAAATGAAATTGAAGCTGGCCATAGAACAGTGTTTGTTGCGGGCTGGCGGCCATTTATAGGATGGGTTTGTGGGGTAGCATTAGCATATAACTTCGTAATAAGAGATTTATTTATTTGGATAACAAAAACAACCGACGCTCCTCCGGCATTACAAATGGAGCATTTAATGACAGTCTTATTAGGAATGCTTGGTCTTGGCGGATTAAGAACCTTTGAGAAAATAAAAGATAAAGTAAAATAATTTAATTAAATTTAATCAAATGAGTACAAAAGAAAAAAAAGTAACAGAAGAGCAACTAGCTAAAATTAAGGAGCAACAAGTAACAATGAACAATAAGCTGCGAGACATTGGGCTTGTTGAAAATCAAAAGCATGTATTATTGCATGAATACGCCGGGCTTGAGCAAGATATGGAAGCCTATAAAAAAGAGTTAGAAAAAGAATATGGCGCTATTAGCATTGATCTTGAAACAGGTGTTTATAAAGAAATAGAAAACACCGAAGAAAAAGAAAAGTAAAATGAGTAGTGTTATAAGAAAGATCAGCATCGGTTCTGATTATAAAAATGATGCTATGCATTACTCTGTAGGCCAAGAGGTATATGGAGGACACAAAATAGCTTATATCATATTTGAAGATACTGATAGTTCTTATAATATTTTTATAAAAAAGAATAATGAGGTATTACCTTGGAAAAAATTTAATTCTAATATGGCAATCTCTGTTGAATATAATTTAGAATATGAATAGTATTTACGATTTTATCGTTGAGCCTATTGGAGAAAGATATAACAATACAACTAAAGTAGATAATAAAAATTTAATATTAAATTCTAATATAGAATCATTTAAGTTTATAAATAAACTTGCTAAAGTTATATCTACACCAAAAGCTTATAATACCGTTATAAAAGAAGGTGATGAAATCATAATTCATCATAATGTTTTTAGAAGATATTATGATATAAAAGGTAAAGAAAAAAATAGCAGTAAATATTTTAAAGATAATCTTTACTTTTGTCAGCCAGATCAAGTGTATCTTTACAAAAAAAGCAATAAATGGCATTCATTTATGGATAGATGTTTTGTTAAGCCTCTTTTAAATAATGACCCTACAAGCTTAGAAAAAGAGCAAAAGTATATTGGTATATTAAAGTATGGCAATAGCTCGTTAAAAGCGCTCGAAATTAACCCAGGGGATGTCGTAGGGTTTACTCCTAATAGCGAATGGGAGTTTATAATAGATGATGAAAGATTGTATTGTATGAAATCTAATGATATTGTTATTAAGTATGAACGTAAAGAAAACCAAACTGAGTATAATCCAAGCTGGGCAAAAAGCAGTTGAGGAATTAATTAAAGTAGCTAAAGAAGCTATTGTAGATTCAGAAGATGATATATCAGCAGATAGATTAAAAAATGCAGCAGCAACAAAAAAGTTAGCAATATTTGATGCATTTGAAATACTTACTAGAATAGAAACTGAAGAAAAATTATTAGAAGATAAATCTAGTAGTCAAAAAACTTTTGGAGGTTTTGCTGAAACAAGATCAAAATAATGTATAAGCAAACATTATATTCGATTATACCCGATTATGTAAAGCCCAATATATTAAAGAAAAAAAATAAACAAAAAAGCTGGGAGTACGGATACAACAAAGAGCATGACTTAGTAATTATAAGTAAAACAGGTGAGCTTGGCGAAGTATATGATATTCAAGGCTTAAAAATAGGTCTACCATTAATACATAAATGCTTTAAAAGATCAAATAAAAAAGCTGAACAATATTGGCAGAAATTTGATTACCCTAAACAATTAAAAAAAATTAAAAGTGTTTTTGACTGGAACAATTATCCAGACAATTTTAAAGAACAATGGTACGATTATATAGATAATGAATTTAAATATAGAGAAGAAGGCTTTGCGTTTTATAATAACGGCAATGAAACTTACATTACTGGTACTCATTACATGTACTTGCAATGGACTAAAATTGACGTTGGGGCCGCTGAATTTAGGGAATCAAATAGGTTATTCTACATTTTCTGGGAAGCATGCAAGGCAGATAGTAGATGTTACGGAATATGCTATCTCAAAAACAGACGGTCTGGCTTTAGCTTCATGGCATCGAACGAAACTGTTAACCAAGCTACAATATCAAGCGACGCAAGATTTGGAATTTTATCAAAAACTGGGGCTGATGCCAAAAAAATGTTTACAGATAAAGTTGTTCCAATATCAACCAATTATCCTTTCTTCTTCAAGCCCGTTCAAGACGGTATGGATCGCCCCAAAACAGAGCTTGCTTACCGAGTGCCCGCCTCCAAACTAACTCGGCGCAAGATAGAAGTTGGCGAACAATTAGCGGATATTGATGGGCTTGATACTACAATCGACTGGAAAAATACAGGCGATAACTCATATGATGGAGAAAAGCTAAAGCTTTTAGTCCATGATGAATCTGGTAAATGGGAAAGACCAGATAATATAATTAATAACTGGAGAGTAACAAAAACAACATTAAGGCTAGGAAGTAGAATAGTAGGCAAATGCATGATGGGTTCTACATCTAACGCTTTAGATAAAGGAGGCGAAAACTTCAAAAAATTATATGAAGGATCAGATGTTACAAAAAGAAACCGCAATGGACAGACTAGCTCAGGATTATATTCTTTGTTCATACCTATGGAATGGAATTACGAAGGATTCATTGATATGTTTGGATTACCTGTATTTGATACACCGAAAAAACCAGTCGAAAGTATTGACGGTACTCAAATAGAAACAGGCGTAATTGATTATTGGATGAACGAAGTTGATGGATTAAAAAAAGATCAAGACGCTTTAAACGAATTTTATAGACAATTTCCCCGGACTACTCAGCATGCATTTAGAGATGAAACAAAACAATCTTTATTTAATCTAACTAAGATTTATGAACAGATTGATTATATTGAAGAAACAAAATACACGGGCCTTATAACACAAGGTAATTTTCAATGGCGAGGTGGAGTAAAAGATTCTGTAGTAGAATTCTATCCTAATAATAATGGAAGATTTTTTATTTCATGGATTCCGCCTCAAAGTATGCAAAATAGGTCTATATCTAAAGGTAATTTAAGATACCCGGCTAATGAGCACTGCGGTGCTTTTGGTTGTGATAGTTATGATATATCAGGCACGGTAGATGGGCGCGGATCAAAAGGGTCTTTACACGGGCTTACTAAATTTACGATGGAAGATATACCACCTAATCATTTCTTTTTAGAATATATTTCAAGACCTGATAATGCTGAAATATTTTTTGAAGATGTATTAATGGCATTAGTGTTTTATGGTATGCCGTTGCTTGCGGAAAATAATAAACCAAGATTATTATATTATTTAAAAAGAAGAGGATATAGAGGCTACTCAATGAATCGACCGGATAAAGTTTATAATAAATTGTCTATTACAGAAAGAGAAATAGGCGGAGTACCTAACTCAAGTGAAGATATGAAGCAAGCTCATGCGGCCGCTATAGAATCGTATATTGATGCTCATGTAGGTTTTAATGGCGAAACACATGGGGATTTGTATTTTACACGTACCTTAAATGACTGGTCTAAATTTAATCTTAACAACAGAACAAAGCACGATGCGTCCATAAGTTCTGGCCTAGCTATAATGGCTTGTAATAAAAACAAATATGCTCCGGTAGCTAAAAAAACATTTCAACCGGTAAATTTAGGAATAAGAAGATATAATAATGATGGAGTTACATCAAAAATAATTTAAATACATGATTAATACTAACTATAACAGTTCATTCCCAGATCAGGTAGTACCTGATTCAGTAAAGAATAGTTATGACTATGGTATCCAAGTAGGGCGGGCTATAGAAAACGAATGGTTTAGACAAGACATCGGAGGCGATAGGTATTTACAAAACTTTCAAAATTATCATAGATTAAGATTGTATGCTAGAGGTGAACAGCCTGTGCAAAAATATAAAGACGAATTATCTATAAATGGTGATTTGTCTTATTTAAATTTAGATTGGAAAATAGTTCCCGTGATACCTAAGTTTGTTGACATTTTAGTTAATGGAATGACCGACAAGGGATACGAAATAAAATCTTTTGCAACAGATCCTTTTGCTGTTAAAGAAAGAACTGATTTTGCTTTTAATGCTATAAGAGATATAACTAATAAAGAGCAAATAGAACAATTAAATGCATTAACTGGAGGTAATTTTTATGCATCCGCTGATCCCGCAAGCTTACCTGCAACAGAAGCTGAATTAG